TTGATTATGGTGCTACTCCGATCCTGGCTGGGGACAAGATATCTCTCGAGTTGCCTAACGAGAATGTTAATGGCGATTATCGCGTCGAAACTGCCGAGTATACCTTGGATGCTGAGACTCAGACGCTTGAGGTTGTGTTAGAGCTCGGAAAGGTTCCGCCGATGATTGCAGATTACCTCTACGGCCTCAGGACAACGACCGTGAACGTGGAAAAGCTTGCGCGCACAAAGCTGGGCAAGAGGGGAATTCCCTCTGTGTCTTATGGCGGAGGCTTAGGTAGCCATCATGTTGGACACGAAAGGGGAAGCGACGCCGGAGCAGAGTGGCCTGCTTCTCAAGACGGTGGGTGGGACCCGCTGAATGGTTGGATCTCGCCAAGTTGGATAGGGCCCTACAGTAACACGGCGGCGATAATGAAGTTTCGCACGAGGAACAAGGCTGGTTCAGTTGTTTTGGACCATCATCTGGACCCAAGCGACAGCGGCTACGGTATTTTAGGGTCGGAGACAGCTTACTGGAAAGAAGTCCATTCCCTCTACTCCTTCCTGTATGGGTCTCTGCGGGTTAGAGCGGCAGGTGATGCTAATCCGAAGGCGCAGCTGGACGCGACTATGCTTCAGTTCGGGCTTGGCGGCGGTTCGGCTCTTGACACGTGGCTTAACCGCGTAGGAGCGGGGCAACTGGAGCTCAAGACTGACCTGCTGCCTGTTAGTGATAATAGTGGAAACTTGGGGTCAGCTGCCAAGCGGTTCGGCCATATCCATGGTGTGAACTATCATTTTGAGAACCTTATTCCTGACGCCGACAATGCGTATGACCTCGGCGAGAGCGTGACGCCGAAAAGGTGGCGGGACCTTTACCTTGCTGGCTCGATTAAAGCTCTTCTCGGTGGCGTTTCTGTTCATTTGTTGCCAAACGCCGACGCCACATATGACCTTGGGAGCTCCGGCCTGAAATGGAGTAACCTGTACGTTAGCGGCACGGGATACTTCGGAGTTTTGACTGTTGGTGGATACATTGTTATTACGGATGCCAGAGTCTTGCAGAATGTGACTGCAGACGCGGCCATAATCACGGCTGGCCAGTTTGCTTTGGCGAGGATGCCTCGAGGAGACGCTGGTAAATATCTGCGAGGCTACGGAAACGGCTTTGACCCGATGTATGCGGCGATAAGTGCTGATGATGTTCCGGAGCTTCCCGCCAGCAAGATCACGAGCGGCCAATTCGGTTTGGCTCGTATGCCGCGTGGCACAAGCGGCCATGTGCTTGAGGGCGAAGGCGCAAGTTTTGACCCGATGTATGTTGACCCGAACGGGCGGTACTCGCCGGCTGGACATAACCACGCCGCGAGCAACATATCAAGCGGCGTTTTGGATGAGGCTCGCGTTCCGAACGTGTACTCGAACAAGGTGACTTTCAACGGCGGGATAACCACAAACAGCGTGAACTGCAGCAACTTCGTTGCGACTGACGTCGTGTTTGAGAACAGTTTCAGAATCACTGAAGCCGAGAAGCTCGGGCTGCCGAAGGGCCTAGCGTTTCTCAATTCGAAGGGCGGTATCTTGATGCTTCTTGACGGCGAGGGGAATCTGCAGATTAGCGGCAAGTTGAGCAGGAACCGCAGGTTGAGGAGAGTGAAAAAGAAGGGGTTTGGAGCTTGAGGAAACAGGTTTTGAAGGAACTGGAGAACTTGTCGCCTGGATGTTTAGTCTGTGTTGAGTGGTCTGACGCAAGTGTCGGCAAGAGTCTTGGCAGCGGCGTTGCTGTTGATGTTCCAGTAAGAAGCTGGGGCGTGTTCATGGGCGTCCTCGGCCAGAAGAACAAGCACATCGTCATAGCTCAGAATAGCTTCCGATATGCTGACGGCCTCTTTGACATTGACTATACGGCCATACCGTTGACGTGGACAGCAAGCCTTACGGTTCTAGCGAAAGATCACATTCCAAAAGAGATAGTCAATCAACTCGTGAAGAGTTTTCTCATGGGTGGCCGTAGAAGCTTCTCTTGTCGAACGAAGCAGCAGAAAGTGAGGAACCATCATGACTGACTGGATTAAACGTGCACTCACAAGAAAGGTTCATCGTGGACCTCGCGGGAAAGAGCAAATCATCATTGTGCAACCTAATGAGAAGCTTATTTACGTTGTGAAATTCGCGATTTGCATGACCATTTGCTTTTCAGCTCTCCAAATCGCGCATATGGCGTTTATGCATTCTTGGAATAGTGAGATCTTCGCTGCGATCACTGGCCTGAGCGGCACAGTCATGGGTATCTTTGTAGGCCAGAAGGCGAGCTGATATGGTATCAAATTACGAGATTTCGGAGGCCCTGAAGAGGCTTAATAAAAACGTCCAAGTACTTCACGTGAAAGTTGATTCACTGCCAAGTATTTTGAGAGACCAGTTCCTTGAGGAGGTCAGGACCCTAAGTTTCAAGGCAGTAAGTCCTTCGGCTTGTGCGGTTTTGCTCAGTGTTGCAGAGGAGAAAACCTTGGAAGTTCTCAAAGGTCTGGATAGTCGTTGGGTGACTGCGGATGAAGTCTCATTCTTGACTAAGCGTGCGCGTGCTGTGGAAAGTATGTATCTTAATGGGCTTCATCGAAGAAAGTTTGTTCTTAAGGAAAGACAAGGGCGAAAAGTGATTTTCAGGTTGAAGGAGGGAGACCATGCCTAAAGGTAAGCCTTGGAGTCGATCTGAAGAAAAGCGTCTGACGGATATGGTTGAGAAAGGTAACAGTATTGAAGGCCTCGCCAAAGCCTTCAACCTTAAGGCTGATGCTATCCGCATGAAGCTAAATCGAATAGGCTTGAAAGTTGTTGTTCAGAAATCACAGAAACACCGCACAACAACTTCTACCCTTCTACCTGATGATATCATTACGCATGAGCAGGGGTTACGTATTCTCGTTGCAGCCCTAGAACAGCTAAAACAGTCAGGATTAGATAAGCTGGAACTGCAGCGGCTAAGGATTCTCGTTGATGCGGTTGAGGCATACGATTCTGTCTTGGAGAAGTTCGAAGGATGGGTGGAGATTGAGAATCGGCTTGTTGAAATGGATAAGAAAATCGCTGAACTCCAAAAGGTCCAGAAGGTATAGGCCTGATAACCGAGACGATAAGCTTCTCGTGTTGGAGTCTAGGCTAAGCGAGATTTGGCTACAGGCCGAGCAAAAGCGCATGAGGCTGAGTTCAGATCCTATTACGTTTTTCGAGCAAGTCGTAGGATTCAGACCCACCGCCTATCAGATTGACCTGGCCAAAAGGTTCGTGGAGAATCAGTTCGTGGCCATGCGCTGGTGTCGCCAGTCTGGGAAGTCTTGGGTCGCGGCAGCCCTCTTACTTAATTATGCTTTTACCCATCCATGCGCTTACATTGGCGTCGTGGCACCCGGTTGGCGCCAATCCAAACTGATTATTCGCCGTATTCGCTTCTTTTTGCAGAAACTTCCGAAGGATCTGTGCCCAAAACCTGCGCGCACCGTACTCTACTTTTCTAATGGTTCAATTATCGAGGCTTTCCCAAATAACCCGGACACGATCCGTGGGCCCACCCTTAATGTGATCTATTGGGATGAGGCCAATTTTACGCCTGATGACGTTGATCTCTGGACCGCCATCCTATTTACGATCTCAACAACGAAAGGGAAGGTTCTCGTGAGCAGTACCCCTTGGAACACTGACAGCGTCTTCTACAGAATGTTTCACAGTAAAGAGTTCAGTGAGTTTCAAAGAAGCCATGTGAGTTGGCGGGATGCTCTCGAGCCTAATGGCCCTTTAGATCAGAAGACCTTGGAGGCAATCCGAAAGCAGTTTGAAAGCGACCCTTGGAGGTTCAAGCGAGAATGTGAGGCTGAATGGGCTGAAGATGAGTCGTCTTGGCTGCCACAATCGTTGATTACGAAGTGCATCGCAACAGAGAAGACCCTTGGTCAAGAGCTAGAGCTTTGGGATTGGGAAGGCCCTGCCAGAGGCGGCAATCTCTACGCTGGCCTGGATCTTGGCCGGCTACAAGATCATAGCGCCCTAGTGATAATTGAGGAAGTCAATGGCACGTTCCTCTTAAGGCATCTCAAAATGTTTGATCTGGGCACGAGCTACGCTAGTGTGATCGGCTACGTTAAGACGTTGCAGGACCGGTGGGGCGGTTTACTCAAGATCCGGATAGACTCAACGAATCAAGATTATGTAGTGGAGGACATGAAAAATAGCGGTATCGATAACGTTGAGGGTGTCAGGTTCTCGTTGCCGCGAAAGCAAGAGATGGCGACACTCCTGAAGCAACGCATGACTAATAACCAGTTTTGGTATCCATATTTCACTTGGCAAAAGCCCTATCCTAGCGAATGGGTGGCTGAACTTAATGTTGAACGTTTCGAGTTAAGAAAGGATGGGTCAATTGCTTTAAATCATCCGAGTGGAACTCATGACGATGTTTTCTGGGCTACTACTTTAGCGCTTTATGGTACCGTAGAGATGAAACCGTTGGACTTGGAGAGTTTCAGGTTTGGGTAAACTTGCTCGAATCCGGATGGAATTGGCGAAACGCGGGGTTGCGGGGTTTGTAAGATGAGAAGGCGCCGTGAGTTTTTCCGCATAAGTAAACATGCCCGCATGTATGACAGGCAAACGTGCACGTTCACGATTAATATTCAGTATGAAACAGCGGCGCCGGAGCCGAGTGAACGTGTTGTGGCTGTTGCCGAAGGCTTTGGACTGGGCTTGGACCAGTATGAAAGGTTCGTGGTGTATGATGATGTCGAGTTGAAGATTGGACAGGCAGACGTTGTTTACGTGTCAGGGGACAGCGGTTCAGGCAAAAGCGTCTTGCTTCGGGCTCTGGAGAAGGACATAGCCTGCGACATGAGACGGAACAGCATCAACGTCGCAGACGTGAAGCCCGAATCTGGGAAGCCTCTGATTGAAACCGTGGGCAAAACGGTTGAAGAAGGCATCGAGCTTCTTAACCGCGTCGGGCTTGGAGACGCGTTCCTGTACCTCAGATCCTATGAACAGTTGAGTGATGGGCAAAGATTCCGTTACAAAATAGCCAAGATGATGGAAAGTCAAGCTCAATTCTGGGTCATGGACGAGTTTGCAGCCACGTTGGATCGTGACACGGCCAAAATCGTAGCCTACAACCTTCAGAAGCTGGCCAGACAGCAGGGGAA